GATGCTTCCTTCATGTCTGGAGCACAAGTCCGAAAGACAGGAGAAGGTGGTAGAGTAGGAGCTGAACGTAAAAAAACTGCTCCTGAAAGACGCAGGACAAAGAGAGTAGGCGGAGGACAAACAGTTCCTGCCAAAGAATATAAACCACGTTCTGACATTGGATCTCAACGTAAAACAGAAACAAGAGTTCAGCAACCAGAACGGGAGCGTGGATCTGCTCAGTTAACAGCAAAAGAAGCACAACGCAAGGCATATCTTGAGCGTAAAGCAAGAGAAAGAGGTGAAACGCAAGCAACATCAGCGTCAGAGCTTCTTAAGAAAAAGAAAAAAGCACCACAACGCGAAAAGCAAGTTAAAACCGTAAAAGGTAATTATACTAGAGCAGAAAAAGCACAACTCAAAAGATCAGGTAGAAAAACTCTACGCGACATTGTTTTATCAGTAACTGGTAAGAAAAAAGAAAGTCAATTAAAAAACAAATATACTGGAACAGGTGACGAGCGTGGTCAAGGTTAATCAAGCCACCTAAAGCGTCCCTATGGTGTAAGAAGCACCAAACCCCTCTAAAATCGCCTACAACATCATGGAAACTGTGACTGTAAGACTTGACACGCTAAAAAGGGTAATTCGTGACCTAGAGAACGCAGTGCAAGTCTGTCACGAAGTTGATAACACTCAAGGCGATGATCCAGTCAAAACCTATCCTTACGCAGCAGGGTATTCGCGTTCTGCGATGACCCATGCTATAATGGACCTTAACAACCTCCTGAACAAGTGATTACTCTTCGTCCTCATCAACATCGTGCTGTTACTGCTATGCAGAAGCACACCAAAGGTCAGGTGATTGTCCCTACTGGTGGTGGCAAAACACTGAAGATGATTGTAGATACTCTGCGTCAGTTTCAGTCACAAACTCCTCAGACTGTTGTAGTTGTTGCTCCTCGCATTTTGCTTGCTGAGCAACTCTCTGCAGAGTTTCTGGAGCACATTACCAACGCAGAAGTTTTGCATGTTCATAGTGGCGAAACTCATCACGTCAGCACAACCAAACCTGCCGACATTGTGGTTCATGCTGCTATGTGTGCTGCTGCTAATCTTCATCAACTTATCTTCACCACCTACAACTCTTTGCAGCGTCTTGTTGATGCTGAAATTGATGTAGATACGATTTACTTTGACGAAGCACACAACAGCGTTCAGCGACACTTTTTCCCTGCGACTGAACACTTTGCTGCTAATGCGAATCGTTGCTACTTCTTTACTGCCACACCGAAACATTCTGCCACCATTTCTAAACCAGGCATGAATCTGCCTGAAGTCTATGGTCAGGTAATCTGTCAGGTTCCTGCACCTGAACTGGTGAAGCAAGGTTATATCCTGCCACCTAAAGTTGTGGTCAAGCAACTGCCTATGGTTCAAGATCGTCAAATGATTTTTGAGCGTGATGCTGACAATCTGATAGAGACGATTGATGACCAGAACCTCAAGAAGATTCTGATTTGTGCTCGCTCTACCAAACAGATTGTGGGTCTTGTGTCTCAATCTGATTTTTGTGTTCAGTTAGAGCAGCGTGGATACTCTTGGATGTATATTACTGCCAAGACTGGTGCTGTGATTGATGGCAAGAAAGTTGACCGCGAGAAGTTCTTTGACACTCTCAATGCTTGGGGCAAGGATAGCACCAAACGATTTGTTGTGATTCATCATAGCATCCTATCTGAGGGCATCAATGTGTCTGGACTAGAGGCAGTGTTGTTTATGCGGAACATGGACTACATTGGCATCTCTCAGACTATCGGGCGGGTGATTCGTTTGGGTGATGAATCCAAGAAGTTTGGTCTGGTCTGTGTGCCCGTGTATGATAAGGTTGGCATCAGCACCTCACGCAAAGTGCAGGCAGTTGTTGATACTATCTTTGAGCGTGGCGAACCTGCTATCAGTGTGGTTCAGCGATGAAAGCAACAAAGAACTGGAGAGCTTATTGCCTCACTACATTCAACTCTCTGGCATCAAATGTAGATAACTGGGGCAACCCTGATTTCTTCCGACCCATCACACGTTTGTACTACATTGGTGTGTTTGATTGTGCTCAAGTAAATCATCTTGGATTGATAAGTGAAGCAGCAAAGGATAATCCTAAAGAACGCACTCACGATCACTGTTTGTCGCCACAATTCATCGGTAGGATGATTATGGACAACCCAGACAAGTATCTCTCTGACTATGACGTATTTGAGAACCTGTTCTGGTTATCTTGCTCTACGATTACCGTCACTAAAGACGAGAACAAGCGACTGAGTATGCTAACGGAAAATGATGGAGTAGACTACAAAGTTTACGTTCCAACTAATCTCAAGTATCAGCATCTTGACATCAAATTGTATCGCAAGGCTGGTGTAAGTTGGAAGACTGCTGTAGAATATGATGACAATATTATCCCTGCACCATCTGATTTGTTGGAATATGAGAAGAGGTTTTTGGTATGAAAGAAGGATTCACAATGTATAAGGATCTCTATGCAGCAGTCCCTTATGGAAACCAAGGATACATCATTATTCACAACGGTCAACAACTTGAGAAACTGTGTAGAACTGAAAGTTCAGCACGAAAGTATATCAACGACCACAAGAAGGGCAAAAGTGTAGCACAACTGCCCGTTGATTGAAACTGAGCCACTTAAAGTGTCCCCTTATTAGATTATGACGCAAATGCAAAACTACAACATCCAAGATTTAATTCTTGAAGCATATCAAGAAAAAGTTGAGCAAAAAAATGTAAGAGACATTGGCAAGTTTCTTCAATTTGTTGCTGAAGGATACGTGCGTCGTTGGTTAAAAGAAGAATGTGGAATTGAAAGTAATGCTGCTGAAAATGATGAAAATGGAAATGAAACCACTTGGGATATTTTGACTGAAAAAAATCTTAGAAATCAAGTAAAATATCGTGGTGGTAAAACAGCATCGGGTCGTCCTAAGTTATTCCTTGAAACTACCCGTAGAAATAGCACTAAAAATGCTGGAGCAAAAAGTTTTTCTGGTCATGTTGCCTATGGTTCAGACGAGTTTGATATCGCATTATTTGTAATTCCATCAAAAGATTTTAATTTCTTGGATACATCTGGATTGGAAATCGTTGCAATTCCTATTAAAGAATTAGTTGATCCAAATCATCCAGAAATTTTAGTACGAAATGTCCCTGCATCTATAATGGATAGATATCTTGGTAAAGCAAAAGAAGTTGTTCTCACTCATGAAAACTGTAAATGAATATGTAATTGGTAATAGTTTAGATCTTTTGACAGAGGTGAAAGATTCCTCTGTCGATCTGATTTACATTGATCCCCCGTATTGCACTGGCAGAGATTTTTATCATTTTGATGATCGTTTTGAATCTAGTGGGGATTATAGGGAAAATTTAATGAGACCACTTCTCACTCAATGCCATAGAGTTTTATCCAACGTTGGCAATATTGTTGTGCATGTAGAACCAAAGATTTCTCACCATATTCGTATTGTTCTTGATGATATTTTTGGAGAAAAGAGATTTAAGAATGAAATTGTATGGGTGTCTGGTGGCAATCATAAATCCACAAAACAACTACAAAGAAACCATGATACAATTATTGTTTATCAAAAAGGAACAAGTTCTATCTACAATCCAGAACACAAACCATACAGTGATAGTGATATAAGTAAGGCAAAAATTTGCAATAAAACTAAGAGGAAATATGTAACAAATGCTCTTGTCAACCGTCAACCTGATGTAGTTCCTAGACCAAATTTAAGGTATGAATGGAATGGAAATTACTTGCAATGGTATGTTTCAAAAGAAAGAATGCAAATGTTACATGATAGTGAAAGATTGGAATATTCTGATAGAACTGGAATACCTAGAGTTAAAAAATATCTTGATGAATTAGATGGTGTTCCTATTAAAGACGTTTGGTTCGATATTAAACAGATACAAGGAAATGAAAAATTGGATTATGCAACACAGAAACCAGTTGCTTTACTCAATCGAATATTGAGAATGTTTAGCAATGAAGGATCAATTGTTTTAGACCCATGTGCGGGATCTGGAACTGTTGGTAGAAGTGCAATTCATACAAATAGAAATTATATTTTGTTTGATCTCAATTCGGATGGAAAAAAAGTATTTGAAAAATCATTAAATATCCCCTATAATGAAAAAGTTGAAGACTTTAATCCTCTGCTCAATGCGATGAGTTAAATCAAGCCACTTAAAGTGTCCCTGTAGTATGAAGAACACTCACATCGAACATCCTGAAGATTCCATCCTGACGGGCGATCTGACTGTGCTGGACTGGTTCGTGAATCCTGGCACCTTAAGTGTTAAGATGGATGGCGCTCCTGCGATTGTTTGGGGCACGAATCCTGCCACTGGAAACTTCTTCGTAGGCACTAAAAGTGTCTTCAACAAAGTTAAAATCAAAATCAATGAAACG